GATGTGGGACTGTTGTAACCCGAACCAGAGTTAGCCAACGGCAACAGACTCATAGTGGCATGAGGATCATCTACTGTAGAGCCATCAAACGTCATGTCCGGCATCAAGCGCCAGATAAACGCAAATCGATCACCGTCATCTATATCAAACTGCCCAGACGTGATAGACGCTGAAATCGGCACAGGGGTGCCTGTCTCGTTGTCGTCGGTGCCAAACTCGTGGTTGGTCAAGTTGTATGTATATGAAGCCGCTAGTGGGTAGTCACGCAGTCCAGAGTCAAGCCACGCTGTACGCGCCATTGTGCCGTAGTACCACGTCTTTTCGAGGTAGTTGTAGACGACATATCGGTCGATTGTTTGGCTGTTTTGTGAACAGTAGAACCACCATATCTCGTGGAATGCTTCGTTTGTCCCTGCAAATACTTGGTCGTACTGCAACTCGTTAAAGTCGTTAAATACAAACCGCCGAACATCACAAGGTAGTGTTTGCGTGCGTCCGTCGTAGGAATAGAACTTGTCTTTGCCCATCCAATAGGCAACACCACCAGAAAATCCAACGGCATTTTGAGAGGCAATAGAGGTGTTATCGCCCACCAACTGCACGCCCCACACGATCGGCGCACCTTGGTACTGAAGTGAGTAAAGAGAAGAATCAGTCCAAACAAGCACCTCTTGGCGTGACTGTTTAGCCGTTACGATCTCTGTGCCTTTGGATAGTCGCAGGTCACCGGCTTGGTTTGTAGTGGCTGGCGTCCAGTTTGCGGGGTCTTCTTGGTCAGACCACCGAATCAGCATAGGGTCGAACGTTGCAGAACCTAACGGGTTTGCGCCGAAACAAAAGACGAACCGGCTAACGTCGGACACAAGAATAAAGTTCTGTTTAGAGGGTACGTTCGACGCACCTGATAGCGTGTTTAGATATACGGCACGAGTCTCTACGCCGTTGGTTGCATCCCAGTAGAAGATGTCACCACCTCGTGGCCCAAATATCAGGTCTTCACCAAAGTTAGACTGGCTCCAGAGGCGGATGGCTTCGGTCGATGTGCCACCGGTACCCCATACACCAGCGCCCCATGTGCCACCACCCCAACCGGTCAGAGGCACTTCGTAAGGCTCACCTGTACGTATCTGATACGCACCAACCACTGAAGACCCGCCGTTACCTGTGTCGGACGCGTTTGCCGTAGCTGTGGCTGTTATGGTGTAAGAGTTAGCATCTGGAACTGCTACGATCTGGTATTCCGCATTCAGCACGCTAGCCGTAATGTTACCGCCTAGTGTTACCGCGCCACTAAACGTAACAAAATCTCCCTCACGTGCACCGTGGCCGGTATCAGTTACTGTCAGTGTGGTTGACCCGTTAGTAGCCGCAAAGGTCACATCACCAGCGGCGGTGGTCTCTCGAATCGGCGTAATGTCGTTGTATCCGCCACCTTGCTCTAAATAGAACTTGAGGTGCGTGCCTACGCCAATGAGGTTAATGCTTCCAAGCGTTATCCAGTTGGATAGCGAACGGCATACGCCCTGAAAGGTAGACACAGAGATACGTTCCCAGCCACCAATCTTTTCGGGGTACCCTTGCCGAAATCGTACCTTGTCACACTCATACCAACCAGCTTCGTTAGTGTATCGTGTTACCTCACGATTGATTCCCGGCTTGAAAGCTAATTTTTTTAACGCCATATCGCACCTATAGAGTGTCACCAAATACCGGTGGCAACGTGGTTACTTGTATAGATACGCTCTCTTTTAAGTTAAGAGGTTGACCACAATCTGAACAAGTGTCGGCTTCTAGCTCGGCTTCGTCAAGGTCATAGCCGCAATGAGCACAAACAACTTCTACTGTGTGTGTTGGCTCAGTGTTACCATCGATGTCTCTCGCCTGAACAGTATTACGCATACCCTTCTCCGTATCGACCAGTACGGATCATTTCGCAAACCTCGTCGGCGCGTGATCCTACCTGCTTGGCCCAACGCGAATCGTAAAATTCATCGGCGGCTTTGGGATAGTCTCCTGCCTCCATCGCCGCTAAAGCATTCTTAAAACCTAGCAGACGCGTCATACCTAGATTAAAACACAGGTTAACAATGGCGTCTTGACGCACGGGATCAAGGTCCACGAACCACGACAGTGCGATCAACTCTTGTTTGCACCGTTTTATGTCGTTTTCAAGGAGGTAGTCTATCTCGTCATCAGATAGACCTAAGCCATTGTTTTGACTGATGTTTCTACCCACACCGATAGTTTCAAAACCAGCCGGACACAGATAGCAAAACTTCTTTACACCTTCATGGCGCTTTAATTGTGCAACGAGCTTACTCATAAGTCAGTCCTGTTTCTGAGACGCACCAAAATAGAACGATACGACTGCGGAAACAAGACCGCCAAGGTAACCCAAGATCAAATTAATAAGTTCCATAGACGTCGAACCGGGCGGCTCGATAACGATAAACGCACAGAAAGAACAGAAAAATAGGACCATGATTAGCCCAATCGTTCGCGCTGTCCAGTCTGTAGAAAAGTTAGAGCGTGCGTCCTGAATGTCTTTAGTTTCAAGCGCAAACACGTCTACTTCGAGTTCCTTCATGCGGACCTCAAAGTCTAGTTCAGCCTTTTTAATTTCAGCTAACTGCTCAGGTGTAGCCTGCTGTAAAGCTCTCTCCATTTTTGCCGGAACTGGATCGCAACCAAGCACATCTGCCAACATGGACGCCGCCGCACCGCCGACAGGACCGCCCAAAGCGGCTCCAAGTGTAGGAGCCAGTGACCCCACTAACCCTTTTACTTTGTCAAAATTCATCTGAAATACTCCGCCGCGCCAATAACTGCAATCAGGAAGGGGTAGATTGCGAGGATCATACGCTCTAGTTTGTTAAACCGCTCGTTACCTTGGTCCAACCGCTTTTCAATGTTTTGTCGTAGCAGTTTGCACTCGGCTTCATGTATTTCAATGCGCTTGAGCGCTTCTTCTGCTGTGTCCATTAGTTACCGCCTAAAGGATTTGTTGCGTCTATTGCCGTCCAAAGGTCATCCATATCGCGCTCAAAACGCTTGAGACGCTCATCTATTGTAGATAACGCATCTAATTTACCAGAAACACGTAGCTCTGTTTCGGATGATGTTTTCTCTACTGTACTGATACGATCGCGTAAGTCCAGTAGCTCTTGCTGTGCATCCATAATTTGCACGAGGTTAGCGCCAAGTTCTGCTAGCTTACCTTGCAGATTCTCAACATCTGCCGCTGTCATAGCCTGCTCCATGTTCGACAGTTTGACGTCCATCGCTTGCAGTCGTGTGGTATTTGATTCTCTAAGGTCATCGAACCGCGTAGCCAAACCTTCTGCTTGCGCTGTAGCCGCGATCACCGCTTCAGACTGTTCGTTTAGTTGTGCGAAGAATTGAGACGCCGCCCAGATTCCGCCCCCAATTGTTGAACCAAAAGTAAGCACAATAGCAATCCAAACGCCCTTGATGGACGTCCCGCCGACATTAACTTCTAAATCTTCAAGGGCCACCGTTCAAGCACTCCTCTTGGTTTTCAGCGAACCAACACCCTCCCTCGGGGCTCGTGGTCCAAAATTCTTGTGTTTCAGCACGTGTTAACACATCTTCTGCGGCAACAAAGTAGTTACCTACCTGCAAGCCTTGAATGGTGCTACCGCCGTCAAACGATACCCAAACGGCTTGTGTGTCTAAGTCAAAGAAAACAGACGCGGCCTCCTCAAAAGTCACGTTGTACTCTCTAGCCATATTATCTGCTTGATTCAGTAAGTTTTCATCATTAGCAACTGCCATGTACGCGGCGGCAACTTGTATTGCTTGTTCGGTGTTAGACAACGCGTCGTTGTAGGCTTCAATCTCTTCATCCTGTAACGTTACGTCGTTTGCACCCATGAACTCTTGTAAGGCCATAGCCTCGCGCTCATCTGCCGCTGTCTGTGCGTCCTGCGCCATTTCGTTAACAGTAGCGACCATAATGATGGTTTGTGCGGCTTCGACGTAGGCATCGATCATCTCTGACACAGTGTCCATTGCTTGATCGGCTTGGTCTTGGAAGTATTGATCCGCGTTGGGATCATAGGAGTAAGTAGCCGCTTGAACTGCGGCAACGGCGGCATTGTAGGCGTCTTGCTGTTCTTTAGATATGTGACCGTTCTCGGCCATAGCTGGAGCAATGTAGCCTTCTCCAGCATAGGATTCGCCCCCTGCAATCGTCTTGATGCCATAGGCAAACGTGTCACGAATGCTTTGAGAGGTGTTAACTAAATCGTCAATCTCGGTCGCGTTTAGTGGTACGGAAGCGATCGCTAAGGCTACCGCTATTAGACTCTTGCTCGCCGCTGTCATCGCCCCCTCCGGCTAAAAGCTCATCGTAAAAAGCCTTGTCCTCTTCATAATCGGGAATCCACATAGCTGGATTCTGTTTAATCGCTAGTACGGCATTCTTACCCACAAGTAATTTGCCAGACCGAATAATTGGGCATGGAGTTGCGCTCATAAACATAGCTCTCCATACCTGAGCATTTTGGCACATCAAACTGACAGAGGCCACTTTCATACCCATATTTGAGAGCGTAATCGCGTTTAATCTACGGTTGCACTCTTCATCTTGCCGATAAAGACCAGAAGACACGCCAAAACCTACTAACTGTACACCACCAGAAAGTGACTTAAGGCATGATTGCTGACCTGTGCTCATTAAAGAAGGAGAGACAGCAGTATTCGCAGGCATCTGTCTACCAGAGCCAGCACCGTTGTACGTCTTGTTGACGTTGTTATTGTTTGAGTTTGACGTGTTTAAGTCGCCCTCAATGTTTGTGTCATCCCCATCGCCATCAAAGTCTGGCTCGTACTCACCATCGTCCCTTACTGGCGGCGGATCAACCTCCGGTACGGGGTCTACCTCAGGTGTGTCCTGCCCGAAGGCAGGACTTGAGAGACTAATCAGCAGGGTCAGCAGACACTTCTTCGTAATCCTCATCGGTGATCTCCTCACTTTCAAGATCTTGTGCTAAGTC